ACCGTCGCCGGGGGCGCCCCGGTGAGGGCCTCGGCTTCTTCGCGGGCCAGCTTGCGGATACGTGCGTCGAGGGCGCTCATGCCGTCGGCTCCTTCGTCTTGTTGGGCACGGCGTAGGTGATGCCCCACGCGCCGAGGACAGCGAGGACGATGGTGACGCCCTCCCCGGTGGTGAGTACTTGGTCCTGGACAGCGGTGACAGCGGCGGCCGCACCGGCGGCCAGGCCGCCGATGATGGACTTGGCGATGCCGGAGATTCCCATGGTCAGTCCTTCAGTCGGGTGGCGAGGGTGTCGGCGATGGCCTGTGCCAGCGCCGGGTGTGCGGCGACAGCGGCCGCGATCGCCGCGACCTGGTCATCGGTGAGGGGCCTCTGCTCCAGGCCGGCCACCTTGTCCGCGAGCGCGTCGACCTTCGCGCCGAGGTCGCTGACCCCGGCGTTGGTGCCGCGCAGGTAGGCGTAGGCGTCGCGGTCCTCACCGCGGCCCTTGTAGGCCCAGTGGTCGTACGGGGTTACGGACACGTCGTTCTCCTTCGGAGGTTCGGGGTCGGCGCCAGCAGGGCGCTTGAGACGGCCGGCAACGCGGGCGCGCATGGAGTTCATCGAGAATCCGCGCGGGTCGACCTTGCCGGGCTGCCACTCCAGGTGGCCGATGACGGAGCGCTCGTTCCAGCCGTGCAGTCTGCACACGGCGGCGGCCGCCTTCTCGATGGCGAGCAGTTGGACGGCGGGCCAGGGGTCTTCGCCGTCGCCGAGGTTCTCGCACTCGAAGCCGTAGAAGTGCCGGTTGCCGTCGGTGTTCGCCTCGTTGTCGGCGGGCAGGCCCTGCTCTGCGATGACGGCGCGCAGGACGTCGTCGTCTCCGGACCCGGCGTGGTTGGCGCGGCCGTAGCCGACGAGGTGGACGCGGCCGTCCTTGGTGATGACGCCGTGGCAGAGCGGGCCGGGCAGTGCGGTGTAGCCGTGGCGGCAGATCTCGACGGTGTGCTTGCTGCCCTTGGTTACGGTGTGGTGGATCATCACGCCGTGCATCGGGCCGAACAGGCCCTTGTGGTTGCGGTTGTGGTTGCGCCAGTCGCCGACCTCCACCACGACCAGGCCCTCAGCGCGCAGCGCAGCCAGGAATGCGTTCGCGGATGCGGGTGGTGCCATCAGAAGGCCCCTTTCAGTAGGGCAGCACAATCAGGCGGCGGCTGGAAAAAGTGCCCGTCCCGGCACCGACCCTGTATTTCAGGGTGAAAGTATTCGTGCCCGCGGTGAGGTCGTCATAGAACACGGCGTGCGAGCCCTGATGAACGCTGCTCGTGGTCGGCGGATCGAAAACAATCGCGCGCACGTCATTCGCTGCGTTCGAGGTAGCGCCGGACACCTCCACGCTGGTCACCGTGGTCGCGTTCGCCGTCGAGTTCGACGACGACACACCCCAGATCACGAGCGCCAACTCGCCCGTCTCCACCGTCACCGACGGGCCAGTCGTGGCCAGGTTGGTGTACGAGGTGGACGTGGTGGTCTGGCTGGTGGTGATGGTCTGCCGGGAGCCGACCCGCTCCACAATCTCGTTCAGTGTGGACGTGACGAAATATCCACCCGTCGTGGCCGCTTTCGCCGGGGCGGTCTCATTCAAATTGTCGCGAACGAACGTATTGAATTGCGCGGCGGTGAAAACAGAACTCGCTACCGCTGTCATAGGTGCTGACCAGGCGATTTCAATCAGCCCCTTTCAGAAAGGCATAACCATGATGCGGCGGCTGGAAAAAGTCCCCGTGCCCGAACTCACCCGGTACTGCGCGGTGAACACGTTCGTGCCCGGGGTAAGCCCGCGGACCAGAGACACATCGGAGACGCCCACGTTGACGCCCGCCACGCCGAACACGTGCAGGCCCCGGTTGTCGGCGGCGGCCTGGCTCGTCGCGCCGGAGATCGCGTACGCCATGCGGGAGCTGCCCGTGCCGGAGTTCTCCAGGGAGCAGCGGACGATGACGAACGCCGCAGTCCCCGTCTCGACCGTGCATGCCGGGCCGACGGACGTGCCGGCGAGGTTGCCGAAAGTAGCGACGGTGCGGATGCCGGAGGAGAGGTCGGCGGCGCTGTCGGCACGCCGTTCGGCGATGCTGTTGACGCCGTCGGCCGCGAAGTACGAGGAGGTGGCGGTGGCCTTCGCCGGGGCGGTCTCGTTCAGGTTGTCGCGGACGTAGGTGTTGAACTGGGCGGCCGTGAACGTGCTGTTGGCGACCGCAGTCATGGGCGCTGACCAGGCCATCAGCCCACCGCCCCGTCGTCCAGGGCCTCGTACTCGCGCTGCTCGGCGCGCAGCTCGGCCGGGCTCTGTGCGTGCGGGATGCCGAGCCGGACGGCCTCGACGTGCCCGTCCGGATACCAGTTGCGGGTCGACGGCACCGGCCGCTCCAGCAGCGCCTCCCAGATCCCGTCGGGGTCGGCCGGCCATTCCAGGGGGGCGACCTGCTGGCAGCCGCCTTCTCCGGCGCAGTGGAACGTGCTCTGGCCGGGCGTGAGTTTGACCGCGTTGGCGCAGTAGCGGCGCGGGCAGTCGGCGATCCACCTGCCGTGGTTGACGCGGGCCCGGGCGCGGGCGGTGAGGAGTTGGGCCATGGCGTGGACGGTAGGACGCCCCGCGCGAAGATCGTTCCGGAGTGGTCAGGTGCCGAAGCGGCCCAGGTCGAACTGGCCCTGTGTCGGATGGTCGAAGATGAACACCGCGTCCGGGTCATCGGCGGCGGTCGGGTCGAACACGCCGTCGTCGAAGCCCAATCCGGCCACGTCGAACGTGAACGGGTTCGGCGGCACGATCAGGCCGGTGCGCTCGCAGCCCAGCGTGGCGTAGTGGACGCGCTGCTCGCAGTCCACGGTCTCCTGCTCGGTGGAGGGCATGCGGGCGATGGTGTGCTCGATGCTCTCCACGTGGAAGCCTGCGTTCAGGCCGAGCTCACCGTGGGAGATGGTGATCAGGTCGGAGATGGTGCGGGTCAGGATCTGCAGCAGGTGCTCCTCGTCGGAGGACACCAGCCGCAGCTGCACCGTCGGCCGGCGCTGCGCGTAGTGGGCCAGCAGCAGCAGAGCGACCGCGTAGGCGTCGTGGGTGCCGGACCAGGGGGCGTCGTTCGGGTTGGAGCGCTGGCCGTGGCGTTGGATGGACACCGAGTCGGAGGCGCTGACCTTGGTGGTGCGCGGGGAGGGGATCGCGCGGGCGCGCAGGGCAATGCGGGTGATGGTGACGGTCCCGCCGACAGCGGTGATGCTGATGGTGGTGGACTGGCCGGACGTGCGGGTGATGGCTGCGGCGACGGTCCCGACGCCGTGATACAGGATGTCGGTTCCGGCGACAGGGGTGATGGCCTCCCGGAACGGATCGGATGCTTTGGCCTGGATCTGGATGCTCTGGCCGAGGGCGAGGGTCAGGGTGTCGGTGCTCTCCCACACCACGTCCGGGTTGGGGTCGGGGCGGCGTTCGTCGATGTCGAAGGAGACGTCGTTGACGATGTCGCGCCAGCCGTGGGAGTAGCCGAACGGCGGCAGGAACGACAGGCCCGTCACCGGCGGGGCGGTGCAGTCGACTTCCTGCGCAGCGAACGCGGCCTGCGGGGTCAGCGACGCCGGCCGCTGGAGGCGGTGGTGTCGGTCGCGGAAGACGAACGTGCCGTCCGGGCTCACGTAGGCGATGGAGGGCGGGCCCTCGGACTCGAGGAGGTCGGTGAGGGCCTGGAAGGCGTCGGTCTCCTCCAGCCACCACCACGGCACGAACGTGGCGCCGAGGTCGATGTCGCGGGGGAGGGTCCAGCCGATGGTGTCGAGGATGATGTCGATGAGGATGCCGGTGCGCTGCGCCTCGTACAGCTCGGTGCTGATTTTCGTGCCTTGGAGGAGTGCGAGGAGGTCGAGGGCAGTGATGTCGATGCTGCGGTTGTCGCGGTCGGGGTGGACGTCGAGGTCGTCGACGCGGCCCACGAACAGCGGGTACAGCACGTCGTCGTAGACGGTTTCGACGACGACGGGGGCGGCCGGGCTCATGTCGTCAGCGATCGGCGACTCCGCATTCTCCGGGCTGTAGATGCGGTCCGCGTTGCACAAGGTCATCGCCAGGGAGCCCACCTTGGGTGGGGCGAGCTGGCGTGCCTGGTCGCGGCCGTACCCGAAGGTGACCGGTCCTCGTTGGAGGACATCGCTGGTGACGTCGTCATGCGGTCCGTCGAAGTCGCCGTCCGCCACCCAGTCGACGGCCACTGTGTAGCCGGGCGGCAGGACAGGGGTGACGTTGAAGTCGTCGAAGTAGGCGTAGTCGCTGGAGGCGGGGCCGCCGGTGACGAGCGGCGTGCAGTGCGCCAGCAGCTGCACGGAGAGGTTGTTCTGCGCCGTCCAGGCCGGGGCATCCTCCGCATGCTGGGTGGTCCACTCCCGGCCGTCGGGGCTGGTCTCCCAGGACAGGATCGACGCGGACTCCCGGATCCGCAGCCACGCGTGCGCGACCGGATCGTAGGGCACCGTGTCGGCGTTCTCGTCGATGTAGTTCTCGTGGACGGCCATCAGCAGCAGGTTCGTCGCGGCGTCCACCTCGAACACGATCTGCGTGCCGGTCACATCGGACAGGACGAGGAGTTGGGCGTAGGCCTCCAGATGGCCCGGCCCGGGCGGCGGCGTCAGGTGGACGCGGACCTCGGAGTCCTGGAGACGGTAGATGTCCGCGGAGGCGTAGGCGGCGAACCCTTCGTCGCAGGGCACGCGGGCGCGGCCGTCGGGCTGGTCGGGGAGCGTCCCGCTCGGTGCGGTGTTGTAGTTGTTCGGCCACTTCCCGGTGTCGACCGTGGGTGCGGTGAACGTGTCGGTGAGGTCGGTGAACACCGCCGTCGACGGGGTCGGCGTGACCGGCAGGTTGAAGTTGTCGAACTCCGCCACATCCGGCGTACCGCCGTCGCGGTGGGAGATGAGCTGGACCTCCAGGTCCGCGTCCCCCACCCACGACGGCGAGGTGGCGGCCCGCTGCTCCGTCCACGTCTCCCCGTCGCCGCTGGTGTCCCAGTACAGGGTGCCCGACTCCTCCCGGATGCGGAGCCACCGGTGCTCGTCCGGGTCGTAGGTCAGCGTTTCGGCGTCCGGGTCGAAGTAGCTCGCGCGGACGGCCATGTTCAGCAGCCCCGACACCGCGTTCACCTCGATGATCGCGTCGGTGCCCGCCGTCGAGGAGGTGACGAGGAGCTGCGCCCACGCCTCCGCCGCCGCACCCCCGGCCGCCGGCGGGTACATCTCCACCAGCGCGTAGGAGTCGGCGAGGGTGTAGGAGCCGCCGCTGGCGAACGCCGCGAACCCCGTGTCGCACGGCACCTGCGCGCGGCCGCCGGCCTCGGTGGGTGCGGCGCCTGCGGTGTTGTAGTTCGACGGCCACTTGGCCGCGTCGACGGTGCCGTCGTCGAAGTCATCGGTGAGGGTGTCCAGCAGTGCCATCAGGCGATCGCCTTCCGCAGCGAGGTGGGCAGCCGGCCGGTGCGCGCCAAGTTGTCGAGGGACTTGGCGAGCCAGTCCTGCATCTGGATCTGGGAGCCGATGACGCCGTGGTTCTCGACGACGACGGTGATGTTGGTGTCGCCGACCGGCGCGGACGCGCTGCTGCCCGAGCGGAGGCCGGAGCCGAGGGTGCCGCGCGGGATCTGCCGTCGGTTGAGTGCGGCCATGGTGGGCACGCCGTAGTAGGCCACGGCGGCGTTGCTCATCATGAACTCGCGGTTGGAGGCGAGGATGGGCACGCTGTCCGAGGTGGACGTGCCGGGCCCCGTGATGAGTCCGCCGGACGCGTACTTGCCGTACCGGCCGTACTTGCCGAAGTTGCCCCAGTCGCCGAAGTTCCGGCCGTAGGGGTTGCCCTTCCAGATCTGGGCGATCATGTCGTGGAAGCGGCCCACGTTGGCGGACATGCCCTTGTAGGTCATGTCCTCGAAGACCTTCTTGCCGGACTTCACCGCCTTCTTGATCTCGTTCACCGCAGCCCAGAACCCATCGGCCACCCGCATCTGCTGGGCGCCGAAGTTCTTCGACATGCCCTGGAACGAGACGTCCTCGAACAGCAGCGAGCCCTTCTTCGACCAGCGGCCGGAGTCCACCAGCCGCTGCAACTCCGCGACCGCAGCCGTGAAGCCCGTCCGCGGCGCGCTGCCCTTCCCCCCGCCGCCACCACCGCCGGCCGACCCGCCGGCCGCCGCGGTCACCTTCTTCGCCACCGCCGCAACCTTCGGCATCGCCGCCTGCAGCCCCGCGACCAGACCCCGGCCGATGTCCCGGCTCAGCGCATCCACCGTCGACGCCGCCAGCGCGCGCGCCCGCTCCGCCGCCGCCGTCATCGTCGACCGCATCATCGACACCACCGCCGAAGCGATGCTGCTCATCGAGCCCATGCCGGCCGCGCTGCTCGTGGTGCCCGTCTGGAGGCGGCCCTCGTTGATGGCGCGCAGGATCGGCAGGTACTGACGCGTCCTCCGGGCGTTGATGACGAACTCGTTCTTCGACAGCCACGGCGCGTACACGCTGTCCGACGTCTCCGTGCCCGGACCGTCGACGAGGCCGCCGTCGGCGTAGCCGCGGTGCTTGAAGCCGCTGCCGGTGTACAGGCCGCCGGTGGCGCCGACAATGTCGTGCACCGACCGGTAGGTTTTCGACCGGTTGATGATCTCGTTGATCGTCTTGACGGTGTGCGTGGTGTACGTCCGCGCCGTCTTCCCATTCAGCCGGTTCAGCGCCGACGACACCGCACCGATCGAGCCGATCGCCTGCCCGTTCGCCGTGGTCACCTTCGTCCGGCCGTCGGGCAGCCGCTCCGTCTTGTAGCCCACCGCTTCCAGCGCTTTGATCGCCGCCGCGTTCAGCGTCGTCACCGTGATCGACTTCGCCTTGGGCGTCTTCCGGATCTCCGCCTGCACCTGCTGCAGTCCGGTGATCGCGTCCGCGCGTTCCGCCTTGACCAGCGTCTTGATCTCGCCCGGCGTTCCCAACAGGGTGTTGATGTACTCCTGGGCCTTCCGCTTGTTCCCGTCGAATGCGTCCAGGGCCAGGCGCATCATCGACTCGCGGAGCTTGTCGCTCTTGCCGGTCATCGAGGCCAGCGACTCGTTCGCTGCGACCCCGTTGGCGATGAGTTCGTCCCGGGCTTTCGCGGCGGCCGACATGGCGTCGCGGTTGGCGCGGCCCGCCTCCGTGTTGGCCGAGAGGGTGGCGCCGTTTTCCTTGAACGAGGCGTTGAGCGCGTCGACACTCTCCCCGAAGCGGGTCTGCGCGTCGTGCGCACTGCGGTTGACGTCGTTCAGCGCGACGATCGCCTCGCGCAGTCCGTCCGCGTTGACCTTCTGCGCGGCCAACTTGGCGGACGTCGCCTGGGCCTGCTCCCCGAAGGAGCCCATCGCGCGGGCGGCGATCTCCAGCTCCGACCTGTGCGCGTCCAGGGCGTCGTTGTACTCGTCCATCTGGCCACGGAACTTCGCCTGCTCGTCGGCGTTGCCCGAGTACTTCTGCGCGAGGATGTCGAGGGCGGCGCCCGCCTCCTTGATCTTTCCGCCCTGCACCAGGTTCGTGAGGCTGTCATCGATCGCGTCGAGGGCCTGCTGCGCGTTCGAGCTCGCGGTCGAGTTGACCTGCCCGAGCGTCAGGATCTTGACGAAGCCGTTCTGCACCTGGTCCGCGAACGAGGGGTCGGTGATGTTGCGGACCTTGTCGTACAGCTGATCCAGGTCTTCTCCGAACGCCTTCGCCGCCTCACCGGACACCTTCCCCGACGAGCCCAGCCTGCCCAGCGACGTCGTCAGCCGGTCCACATCCGGCGGCGCGGTCTTCCCGATGTCCGCCAGCTTCGCCAGACCGATCACCAGCAGACCGATACCCGTCCCCGCCAGGCCGATCTTCGCCGCCCGCGACAGAGCACCGATCGCCGCCGTCACCCGGCCGACCCGCCCGGACGCCGTACTCGACGCCGCACCCATCGCCGTCACAGCAGCACCGATCGCCGCGACCCGGCCGGACACCATCGCCGCACCGGCCGCCGCCAAGGAGACCGCCTTGATGGCCAGCGCCAGCTGCAGCATCGTCGTGAGGACCTCGGGCGGGATCGCCGCCGCCACACCCGCCAGCGCGTTCACCAGCGTGAGCAGACCAGGGCCGGCGTTCGCTGCCGCCTCGAGGATGTTCCCCACGGCCTCACCCAGCTTGGACAGGGTGTCGGAGACCAGCGGCCCATTCTCCCGCGCGTACTCCATGAACGCGCTGATACCGCCGGACACCTGCCCGGACTGCATGCTCGTCACGAATCGGATCAGGCCATCGTTCGCCCGCTCCAACACGCCGGTGGAGAACTCGGCGAACGACTCCATGAACCGGTCGAAGCCCGGGGAGGCGATCCCGCCGGCGGCGATCGTCACGAACCGGTCCAGCTGCGCGCCCGCCCCCCGCACCACCGGCGTCAACTTCGGGAACAGCGCCCCGAACGTCTGGAACGCCTTCGTCGCCACCGGCATCGTGCTGTCCGCCAGGCTGTCCGACCACTCGCGGTACTGGTCCTTCATCGACGACAGGGCCGCGGCCGCCCGCTGTGTCGGCGCGGGCATATCCGCCACCGTCCGCGCGTAGGCGAGCTGCGCCTGCCCGGCCTCCTTCGACCCGGCCCCGTGCTCGCGGATCGCCTCGTTGTACTTCTTCTCCGCCTCCGACGCGTCAGACAGCGCGGACACCTGCCCGGCCAGGGCGGCGGCGAACACCGTCACCGCGGCCCCTGCGGCGCCCACGGAGGCGGCGATCGGCAGGGCCTGCGCGGCGATGGGGACCAGCGCAGGGCTCAGCAGGAGAGCGGCCCGAACCAGTCCCCTGACTGCGCCGGACGCTGCACCGGCCCCGGCGCTGAGGGTGCCGAGCCGTCCACGGAGCCCGCCCATGCCGGCCCCGGTGCGGCGGATCGACCCGTCGAGGTCGTCCATCTCCCCGCGCAGGGTGCGGGCGGCGGCACCGAGGGCGACGAGCGCGGCGGTGGCGGTGGTGGCGCGGGTGGCGAGCGTCCCCAGAGCGCGGGCGGTACCGCGGGCGGCCTGCTGCAGGTCGCGCAGCGCGGAGGAAGCGTTGGCGATGGCGACCGGGTCGACGTCGACGCTGGTGTCGATACGGATGGGGCCCAGGCGCTGGAGCCGGGCGACGGTGGTCTGGACGGTGCGGGCGCCGCGGCGGGTGCCGTCGACGATCTGTACAGGGATCCGGACCGGGCCTGCGCTTTGGAGGCTGGTGATGGCGGCGCGGGCGGCGCGGGCGCCTGTGCTGGTCTGGTCGTCGACGGTGACGGCGACTGATGTGCCGCGCAGGCTACGGAGGGCGGCGGCGGTCTGGGTGACGCGTCGTTCGACGGTGCGCAGTGCGCTGTCGGCCTGGGTGGAGAAGCGGCGGATCTGCCGGACGGCCGTGGCCGTGGGCATGTCGACGCGGATGCTGGCGGTGCCGATCAGGTCAGCCACCGAGGCTCACTCCCATCGCAGCGAGGAAGGACTGGGATGCGTCCTCGGCTCCGGTCCACCACCAGGGCGCTCCGTCGTCGGGTGTCTGCTGCACGGGCCGGCGTTCGCGGCCGGGGGTGGCCCATGCCGAGACGCCGAGGTCGGCGTCGAACTTGGCGCGCGCCTGTTCCTCGGTCTGGCCGTCTCGGATGATCAGCCGCTGCAGCATTTCGAAGTAGATCGCGTTCAGGAAGCGGTCTGCGGGGAGGGCTGCGAGGTCGACTCCTCGGGCTGTGTACTCTCCGTCGAGCTGGTGCCAGACTCCGGGCTCGCAGGCCCATCCGACGAGGGCTGCGACGGCTGTGTAGGGCGCATGCCGTACTCCTCCAGCAGCCACAGGACGACGTCGCCCATCTGATCGTCGTCGATGGGGTTGGCGTGGTCCTTGAGCCGTGCGGCGAACCGCTCGTAGGAGTCGGGGAGGAGTACCAGGGAGAGGGCGTGCTTCAGCGCGTCGTGCGTCTGCTGGTAGTCGTCGGTTTCGGCGCGGCCGTTGTAGGTGGTGATGAACTCGGCGAAGACGTCGCCGGGGATGACGGATGCGGCTGTGAAGGTGTCGGTGTCGATGGTGAAGTCGAGGCGCTTGCGCTTCTTGGTGAAGTCACGGGCCGCCGGTGGGGCAGGCGGTGTGGGCGCGATGCCGTTCGGGGACGTGAGGAGGTCGGTCATGCGGGTGACGGTAGGTTCGCCCCGCGCATGATCGTTCCGGAGCTACAGGGCGGCGGGCAGCGCCTTGTTGAGAAAATCATTGGCCTGGGTGCCTGGATGATTTACCAGCTTGGCGAAGACGACCCGGCCGCCCACGGTGAAGCGGAGCGCCTTCTTCGTGCGGGGCCGGATCTGGTGCGGGCGGGTCCCGTTGATGACGTAGCCGACGGCAGGGTGCCGGACCGTGATGTCCGCCGAAGGCCCGTCGGCGCTGCGTTGCACGATCGGTGGGGCGATGCGTTCGCTCATGCTGCCGGGTGCGAACTGGCGGGCGCGTGCGGCGGTGCGGTCGGCGCGTTGCTGGCAGTTCCGGCCGACCGTGCCGGTGGGGCTGTTGAGCATGTGGTTCACGGCTGCCCAGTCGATACGGAGGATCGCCATGTCAGTTCCTCATCAGGGAGACGAGGGCGCGGAGTTCGGTGCCGACACAGCCGCCCTGCGGACCCTGGGTGACCTGCGGCCGGATGAGGTAGTCGGCGATGTCTCGGACCTCGTTCATCTCGCACAACTCCAGGGAGACGGCGAGCAGGGTCTCGTGGGCGTCGCGGGCGACCTGCTGGGCGGAGGCGTCGAGGGCGGCCGTGGTCGGGTAGAGGCTCTGGCCTTCGGCGTTCGGGGCGCAGCGGATGACCTGGACGACGACCTCGGCGACCTCCCATGGGGCCTGGCAGGCACCGAAGGGCGTGGCCTGCGGGGCGGGGAACGTCTCGGACGGGTACACCTGGGCGACGCTGACGGCGAGCATGCCGCAGTCGCAGGCGTCCCAGGCGATGGCGCCGGGGACGACGCCGTGCCGGTCGGGGGTGTCGGTGAGCGCCTCGTAGACCGCGGTCTCCAAGCGGGAGGCGACGGTGTACCACTTCAGCTCGCCGGTGATCACGTGCGCTCCGGCCAGTGCCATGTGCCGCCCGTACGCACGCCCTCGGAGTGACGGCACCGCTGGTTGAAGAACATGCCCTCCGGGTTCAGCACGGCCAAGCCGACCTCCTCCGGGCCGTTCATGTTGGCCAGACTGCCGTCACCCTCGCTCGGGTGGACGGAGGTGATGATGGCCGCCCGGCACTGCGAGGTGTATTCCCCGCCCGGGGTCCCATAGCTCACGTAGTGGACGATCCGCCCTACCGACGGCTTCTGCTCGCTCATGTCCCTGTCCTCCGTACTGTCGGCCGGTCCACCCGGTACACCCGCGACCGCTGCCGCAGCCCCGCCGGATTCCACGTCGCCACGAACATATCCACCAGATACAGACCCGTCCGGCCCTTCGCGAACAGCTCCCCGACGTCGGGATACGAGATCGTCACGCCCTGCCGCACCAGCTGCTGCACCCCAGCAGGCAGTCGGCAATCACCCCCGTCGGCGGCCTTCGCGATCTCGCACGCCAGCTCGCCCATCGCCAGCGCCGCCCCATCCGGCACCGGCTCCCCGAACGAGGCGGTCACCGACCACGCGCCCTCGCCGGAGTCCACGGACAAGTCATTGCAGCGCGGCCAACTCGCCCCGTCCGTCCGCACCAGCAGCCGGTTGTTGTCCAGCCGGTACGCCGACGAGGAGAGGACCGCCCCATCGATGACTACCTCCGTCACCTCGTACACCGGCGCAGGCAGCCGCACCTCCGACACCGACGTGCACGAGCAGTCCGCGCACGACCCGCAGGTGAGGTTGAACCACAGGCCGCCGATCAGTGCGGGCTGCGGATACGAGCGCGCGCCCGTCCACGGCGGGCCGAAGTCGTCGTAGAAGCGGCCGTCGTCGCAGCCGGACGCGCACGGTCGCAGCGTCACCGAGCACAGCCCGAACCGCATCCCGGTCAAGGCCCACAGCGTCTCGGTCGCCATCGACACCGCCACCCCGGTCACCGCCGGGTTCAGCGTCGACAGGTCACACACCCACTGCACCGGCCAGTCCGCGCACGGCCCGGACATGCTCCCGGTGCCGGACGGCTGGCTGACGATCGGATTGATGACCGGCACGGCTTCCCCTTTTACGCGGTGGTGCTGTCGGTGACGAGGCCGAGCCCGGCGAGCGCGGTGAGGAGAGAGGCGAGGGCTGCGTTCCCGCCGCGGGATCCGCTGACGGTGGGCTTCGTGGTGGCGGCGGCCCCGTAGAAGCCGAGGCTCGTGCCCAGGTGCCGCAGCGCCAGCGCCACGGTGAGACCGTCGTCCGTGCGCAGCACGTTCGCCGCGTCCCGGTACAGGACCGTGTCCCGGGCCGCGTTGCCCGGCCCCCACTCCAGGCGGCCGTCGGCGTACTGCCGGAACCGGTCGAAGGCGTCGCCGCCGACCAGGCTCGCCCGCGCGGTCGCGCCCGCGGTGCCCAGCGTGGAGTTGATGGTGCCGGTCATCGTCCCGCCGGCCAGGGGAAGCAGCGCGGCCAGGGCGGCGGCCAGCCCAGTGACCTGCGCCTGAGCCAGCGTCACCGGGTCGTCGCCCGCGGCCGCGTGGCGGGCGGCGTGGAGGAGCTGCGCGTAGGCGGCGTCCGCTCGGGTCTCCTCGTCGAGGATGTCCTGCTGGGTGGCGGGCTGCGCGGCTGCGCCCACCGCGATGTCGAAGGCCTCCGAGTCGATGTGGACCCAGTAGCGGCCCTCCTCTACCCAGAACTCCAGGCGGCCGGTGCCGGACGTGCTGGCTGGGTTCGCCAGCGGTACCGTCCCGGCCGCGTCGGCGTACAGGGTGGCGAGGGTGTTCGTGCTGTGCAGGAACACCCTCGCGGTCACGCTGGTGGCCAGGTCCCCGGAGGGGAACCAGAACAGCTCGCTGTACTGGGCAAGCGCCATCGGTTCCCTCCCCGGGCCTGTCGGTTACAGCGTGGTCGGGTCGCAGGCGATCGTCGGCGGAGCCGTCGTCGTCACGTTCCACACCCAGTGCTCGTCGTCGTCGATGGTCTCCCCGGCCGGCAGGTAGTCGGAGGCGACCTGCGCCACCCACTGCGCGGAGGCGCCCTTCGTCTCCGAGGTGGTCTCCAGGGTGGAGCGGCCGTTCTCGATGACGTACGCGCCGAGCTGGGTGGCGCCGACGTTGGGCCACGCGTTGTAGATGTACCGCTGCTGCCCGGACGCGTCGCAGGCCCCGGCGCCGGCGACTTCCTGCCACACCTCCAGGCTGTATCGGCGGGTGGGGTTGCCCTCGGCGACCGCGAAGCCGGTGCCGGTCGTCGGGGTGCCGGAGGTGAGCTCGCGGGCGGAGATCATGAGGGCGACGGCGGACGCGTTGACCTCACAGAACTGCGACGTGAGGTTCATGCGCTTGAGGGTGGGGTCGTCCTTCTGGTTCACGCACGGTGAGCCGTCCGCGGTCCTCTCGAAAAATTCCACCCCATCTTCGTACTGCGGCTCCATGTTGACCTGCACGAAGCCCTTGGTGACGGACACCTGCCCGTCGGTGCCGGTGACGGGGACACCGCACGTGTCGAGTTCGATGATCCTCATGTGCGTGCCCTTGATGGGCGTGGCGCACGTCGAGTGAGTTGCCATGGTCCTGTTCTCCTACTCGGTGGGCACGCCCAGGGCGATGTGTGCGGCCAGCAGGCAGCACTCGAAGCCGATCAGGTACGTCCGCTCCGCCTGCATGCGCAGCGTGTTGGTGGACCGGTCCAGGGAGTCGCGGACCTGCGTGAAATACACGTCCGACCGGTAGCCGAACGCGGCACCGGTCGCGTAGATCCACGACGTTCCCGCAGCAGGAGTACTGCCGTCCGGACCGCTGCCCGTGTAGCCGCCCCCGGCGACGATCAGATTCCCGGACGGAGTCACCAGCCGGCCGTCGTCGTCGACGCGTGCGAGCTTCCACGCGGCCAGCGTCGGCAGCACTGACCGGGGCACGTGGATCAGGCCCTGGCCCTTGTAGCAGTCGGCGAGTTCCTGCTCCAGCGCTCCCAGAGCGGTCGCTACGTCCGCGCCGGTGACGACCGGGCTGGCCACCGGCTGCAGAACAACGTCCCCGTCCGTGACCTCACCGTCTGCGGCGAGGTGCGGGAACACCACCTGCTGCTCGGCGGCGGCACCGGTCCAGAACGCGGTCTCGACCTGGTGCTGCTCGATCCGGATGAGGGCGTCACGGGCGACGGTCTGTGCGTCGGCCAGCCCGACCGGGGTGCACTGGAACTCGGCGATCACCGTGAACGGCAGCGCCCCCCGATGCTCCTGCTCGACGTTGGGGGTCTTCGCGGGCGGGGCAGGCGGGGCGCCGGTCCCGGTGACGGACAGGCACTCGTCGTAGGTGGTCGCGCCGGTAGGGCAGCGGTCGGTCCAGGTGACGCCGCCCTGCCAGTGAGGCCCGTCCGAGGTGGCCTGCTGGATGGTGTCCCACAGGCCGTGCGGCAGGGTGGTGAACACCGTCGGCAGGTCGATCATCTGTCGTGCCATCAGCGGTCACCACCCTTCAGCGTCGGTTCGGTTCACGGCAGCCGGTCAGACTCGGACGGTGCCGGTCAGCAGCGCCGACGAGGAGCCGTTGACGTTGAAGCCGACCGTGTACCGGCGGGACTCGTGCCCGACCTTCGCGATCAGGTGCGCCTCCTCCGACCACGCCGCCGTGTGATCGTTGGTCGAGTTGAGGACGCTGTCGCGGACGACGCCGAGGTCGAGGGTCATGCCGTTGCCGTGGATGAACGTGCCGGCGGCGTAGATGAGGAAGTCCACCGTGGTCGGCCAGGCGGTCATCTTGGTGGCGTTGCCGAACTGGCTGGTGCCGCGGACCTGCCAGTCGTTGACCCACTGGACGGCGATGTTCCGCGAGGTGAAGTACCGGTTCACCTCGCTGAGCGGGATGTCGCCCAGTTCGACGCCGGCCTTCCAGGCGAGGTCGGCCTGGATGACGTCGCGGACCCAGTACGGGAAGACGACCTCGAGGACGTCCTCGATGCACATGCCGTAGCGGGCCCGGTAGTCGGTGGCGGCGAGGCCGACCGCGTTGTAGATCCGTGGGGCCGCGGCGTCGGTGGCGGTGCCGCCGATGGAGGTCGCGGAGGTGGAGCGGGCGAGCATGAGCGCGATGAGGCGGGCGTTGATGACGTGCGCGTGCGCGGCCATCAGGAGTTGCAGGGTGTTCTGCGTCGACTCCGGGTAGGCGTCGTCGGTGAGGTTGCCCGCGGTCAGGCAGTAGCCGTATGCCTCGAGCCTCTCCTCGTCGAAGTCGGGGCAGGGGACGCGCATGCACGGCTTGGTGGGGGAGCCGGTGGCGGCGGCGATGTCGTCGGCCTCGGTCCACAGCCACGGGTTCGACTCGTTGCTGAACGTGGCGGCGAATCCAGCGAAGGCGTCGCCGCCGGCGAGGGCGTCGGCGAGGCTCGGGGAGACGGGGAACTGGATGCCGCCGCGGGTGACGCCGAAGGTCGGCAGGTCGATCATGCCGGACTCGCAGGCGATGTTGAAGAAGTCGTAGCGCGTCTCGGACGGCGCGCACCAGCCGCCGCCTGCGACGAGCGCGGCCTGCTTGTCGGGACCGGTGAGGTAGTGGATGAGGTCCTTGATCTCGCCGCGGGTGGTGCGGTTGTCGACGCTGTGGGAGAAGTCGTTGCGGACGGACGCGACGAGCTGCTCGCTGGGCTGCCCGGAGGTGACCGGCATCGACTTGGCCTTGCGGGCCGTGACCTCGGCGAGCGCGGTGAGGCTGGTGATGCCCTCGCCGCGGGCGACGCCGGGGATGTCGACGGAGGCGGTGACGGCCAGGCGCTGCTCGCGGACCTGGGGGGTGGGGGCGTGCTGCGCGGTCTCGGCGAGGCTGGCGGTGGCGCGGCGGGCGATCTCCTCGGGGCGGACGCTGCCGCCCTTGCGGTCCATCATCAGCGTGGCCATGCCGGCGGTGACACCGCGTGCGGCGGCGGCGGCGATGGCTTCGATGTCGACGGCCGGGGCCTGCTCGGCCTGGGCCTGGGCGGTGGGGGCGCCGTTGACGCGGGCCTGGAGCTGGGAGAGCTGGTCGGCGACGCGGGCCTGCTGGAGGGAGGCCTGCTGTTCGGCGCGGACCTCGCGGACGCGGAGTTCGGCGCGGATGCGGTCGAGGTCGTCGGTCAGGCGCATCGCGTAGGCGAGCGTGTCGGGCTCGACGTTGTCGAGGCCGCTGACGCGCTCGAACTCGGTGACCGCGCGGGTCTCCAGCTCGGTGAGGTCGGTGTCGGACGCGAGGGTGAGATCGGACGGGGCGCTGAACAGCTCGTCGGCCACGGTGTCCTCCGGATCGAAGGGTGTTGTGCGCCCAGATGTTGGCGCCCTTTTGACCGGAGGTTAGCGCATAGCACACAGACCGGCAAAGATCAAAATATCTTCACCGGTCCGCATAATAGAAGGTCAGAGGCTTGCCGGAGGCGGAGGCGGAGGCTTCGGCCGCCGCTTCTTATTGCAACTGCACACGCTGTTCACCTCCCCCCAGGATGGACCCGACGCGACAGCATCCGCATCACGATCCGCACCGCATCCCGCTCCAGATCCGACTGCGACCGCCCCCACGCCACCGTCGGCCGGCCCGCCGCAAGCAGCGCCTGCGGCTCCCCACTGGCCACCCGCGCGCGCATCTTCGGCACCGGGAAACCAGGCACGTTCACCGCCAGCAGCCCGACGAGCCGCAACTGGCCGCCGATCCGCCGCCAGTCGCCGGACACCTGGCCCGCGGCCTGGAGCTCGTACACCTTCAGCGGATCCGCGCCCGGCCGGACCGCACCCGCCACCCAGATCCCGTTCGCGTCGTTGCCGACCGCCACATCCGCCACCGCGGCGCCGGTGTTGTCGTAGTGCTCCGCCGCCGGTGACGCCCCCAGGTGCAGCGGCGCGTGCCCGGTACCCACGGTGATCTGACCGACCGCCACCCGCGTCCCGTCCGCGCACACGACCTCGCCGGTGCGGTAGTACGGGTGCTGCTCTTCGTGCGGCGGCTGCACGCACACGTCCTCCTGCCCGATGTGGCAGGCCCCCCACTGCGCGGCGTGCCCGTAGATCCGGCCGTCGTCCGTGACCGTGATCGGCGTCGGCAGCGACAGATTCGGGTCGGAGAACCAGGCGGCCGGAGGGCGCCACATCTCCGCGGACGCGGTCAGCTCGGGCACGGACCGCAGCGGCTCCCGCTCCTCGTCTCCGGCGCCCTGGAGTTCCAGGAGTTCGGCCGCGGTGACGGGCTGCCCGCCGGCCACGACCGCACCGGCCTCGTCGAGGAGCGCGATGTACGCCTCGGCGAACGCCGGGATATCCACGAGGGTCGCGGCACGGATCCGGCCGCCGTGGAAGATGACCTTCTCGGGCTGGGCGAACAACATCTCGAACATGTCCGGCTCGTCGCCCTGGTCGTCGCTGTCGCCGGTTCCGGCGTTGACGTCGTCGGGCCACACGAACTCCGTGTCCGCGTCGGCGATGGAGTCGGCGTCGATGCTCACCCCGCGGAGGAACTTGCCTTCGATCTTCGCGTGGACGCGGCGGCCGTCCTCGTCGGACAGGTCGAGGACTCCGGAGCCCATGACCTTGCTGCCGTCGCGCCAGATCCGGTCGATGCGGCCCACGTTGACGGCGATGGTGCGGGGCTCGCCGCCGTGGGAGTCTTCCTTGTTCCAGCGCAGGGGGATGGGCAGGTCGGCCCAGGTGAGGGCGCCTTCGGCGAACTCGCGGCCGTCGCCGGTGACGATGCCCTCAACGGCGAGGGGGCCCTCCCACGGGGCGGTCTGGCCGCCGTAGTCCATGCTGTCGTCGTCGGGCTTGTTGTCCTCGCTCTTGTCGTCGTCCATCTCGGCGCACGCCGCGTCGGCCTCCGCCTGCGTGGCGAAGCAGCCCGCGAGTTCGCCGTCTTCGTCGGTGACGGCCCACGGCGTTTCGGCACCGCAGTCCGGGTGGTCCTGCACTGTGCGGAACACGGTGCCTCCCTGCTCGTGATCGTTGGGTGGGATTGTGGCCGCAGCAAGCGCCATGATCGTTCCGGCCGCGTCCTGCTCGGCGTCTTCGTCCTCGTTCCACACCGCGACCACGAACCCCCGGCAGCGGTCGCCGCCCTGGCAGTCGGTGTAGCCGCCCGTCGGGTACGCCGCGCGCGCTTCGGCCAGCGACGCGTAGCGGGTGCCGTCCACATCCCGGCACGGGCCGCATGAGCTCTTGTCGAGGGCTTCCGTACTCACATAGGTTCCGGGCGGGGCGACCGCGAGGACGGCCATGCGGCCCTCGTTCTGCGCCGCCGACATCGCACCCCCGACCGCCTGCCGCACCGAAGCGTCGGACAGGTCGGCGAGGTGCTCGTCGACCTGAGCCGCAACCTGGTCGGGGCTGCCGGAGCCGAACAGGCGCATCGCCCGGCGCACCCCCGAGGC